ATGATCAGCGGAACCTTGAAGCCATTCAAGCGAGCCTCGAAAAATTTGGCCAGCGCAAGCCAATCGTCATCGGGCCAGACGAAACCATTGTGGCCGGGAACGGAACCGTTGAAGCCGCCCTTCTGATGGGCTGGACAGAGCTAGCCGCCGTAAGGATTCCTGACGATTGGACGGCAGTCCAAATCACAGCCTTCGCAATAGCAGATAACCGAACGGCAGAATTAGCAAACTGGGACCAGGCCGTTCTGGAAAAGCAACTTGAAGAATTAGAGAAAAACGGGTTTGAAGTTTCGAGCCTTGGATTTGAAGTTCCAGAATTACCGATTGCAGATTTGGAAGTCAAAGAGGATGAAGTCCCGGAACTGCCAGACAAACCAAAAACCAAACTAGGACAGATGTGGCAACTCGGTGACCACGTCCTCCGAATTGCTGATGCAACAAATCTCCTTGAAGTCAACCTGGCGATGGGCAGCGACACGGCAGACATGGTCCTAACGGATCCACCCTATAACGTCAACTACACCGGCGGGACCGATGAAAACCTGACGATTCAAAATGACGACATGGGGGATATCCAGTTCAAGCAATTTTTGAAAGATAGCTTTGAAGCCGCACTTGAAGTGACGAAAGACGGCGGACCGATTTACTTGTTCTACGCAGACGGCTCGGCCAATTCATTCCGGGCCGCATTTACAGAGAGTGGCTGGTCATTACGCCAAACACTTATCTGGGTGAAGGATTCGCTCGTTTTGAGCCGGCAGGATTACAACTGGATTCACGAACCGATTCTCTACGGTTGGAAGCCAGGGGCCGCTCACATGTGGTACGGCGACTTTACGAATACCACGGTGATGGATTCCAAGTTGAACTTAGAAGACATGGGCAAAGAGCAACTTCAAGAATTGGTCCAGAAACTTATCGACACATCAACAGTGCTCAGAGAAAAGCGACCTAGAAAAAGCACCTACCATCCGACGATGAAACCGCTGGAGCTTTTGAGCAAGCTGATGAAAAACAGCATGAAAAGTGGCGACTTAGTATTTGACCCTTTCGCAGGAAGTGGTTCAACGCTGATGGCAGCTGAACAACTTGGCCTCCGATCAGTAAGCATGGAGATAGACCCACGATACGCAGATGTCATAATCGAGCGATGGGAAAACTGGACAGACAAAAAGGCGGTGCTGCTAAATGGCGACAATGGGTAGACCTTCGGTCCCAGTTGAAAAAAAGCGACAGCTTGGAAATCCAGGCAAAAGAAAACTGCCAGATGAAGCAAGCGTGACGATGATCCCAGCGGCAACAGAAAAACCTGAACCACCCAGGCCGTTAATGAAATACGGCCAGGAACTATGGGATCGAATCTGGAACGCCGGGACAAATTGGATAAGTCCAAACACAGACATCGAGCTGTTGACCATGACCTGCGAAATGGTTGATGAGAGATGGAACCTCCGGGTAAAAGTTATGCAGAATGACGATGCACGGCTACGCCGGGGCCTTCGAGAATTAGACAGACAAATCGTAAGCAACCTAAGCCTGCTCGGTTTCACCCCGTCAGATCGAAGCCGGCTCGGTCTAGCGGAAGTCAAAGCACAAACAAAGCTGGAGGCCCTTCTTGCCAGAAGGCCAGAATAGCTGGCCTCCCAGGTGGCTCACACCGGTGCCAGAAGATGCAATAGCCAGGGGCGATGGGGAACTGGTTATAGATTTCGCTGAAGCGGTTGGAACGATTACCAAAGACTCGGTGGCCGGGGCGATGGGTTCACCTTTGATATTGAGGAATTGGCAAAAGGAACTGACCCGGCATGTCTTTGCCAAATCAGAATCGGGCGCATACCGGCAAACAGTAAACCTGATAGGAATGCCAAGAAAAAACGGAAAGAGTTCGCTCGGATCCGTTTATGCGCTCTTTCACCTTTTCATGGGTGCAAGGGGCGGGGAGATTTACTCATTAGCCAGCGAAAAAGAGCAGGCCAGGATTGTATTCGGCGACACAAAGAAAATGGTAGAAGCAAACCCAGAGCTGATGAGCATGGTCAAACTTTACAAAGATGCAATCGAGCTACCGGCCACGGGGAGCGTTTACCGGGTCCGTTCGTCCGAGGATTCATCCGCTGAAGGGTATAGCCCTACGGCCGTGATTTACGATGAACTTCACACCGCACCAAACAGAAGACTCTGGGACGTTTTCGGATTAGCCATGGGAGCAAGGCCCAGCGCTCAAATGATAGCCATAACCACTGCCGGCGTAAAAGTTGATCAAAGCGGCGGTGAGAGTATCGCCTACACCTTAAAACAATACGGAGAGAAAATAGCCAGGGGTGAAGTTGAAGATCAAAACTTTTTTATGTCCTGGTGGGAAGCGCCAGTTGAAGCGGACTACAAAGACCCAGAAACCTGGAAAATTGCAAATCCAGGATTTGGCGACATCAACTCAGAAATCGACTTTGAAAGTTCCGTCAAGCGGACCCTAGAAAACGAATTCAAGACCAAGCGACTGAACAACTTTGTGAATGCACAATCAGCATGGCTTCCGACAGGGGCATGGGATTCACGGGCCACCGAATTCCACCTACATCCAGAACAGGAATATGTCCTCGGTTTTGACGGATCATTCTCGGGCGACGCTACGGTGATAGTTGGGTGCACGGTGCCAAAGGAAGAAAAAGAAAATCCGATAATTTTCATGGTCAAAGCCTGGGAAAAAGACGAACAAATTCACGATCGAGACTGGCGGGTGAACATTGCGGAAGTTGAACAGACCATGCTCGACTTCGTAACGCAGTATCCCAAAGTGAGAGAGATAGCATGCGACCCTTACCGTTGGCAGAGATCCATGGAAGTCCTAGCGGAAAAGGGGCTGCCAATAGTTGAATGGCCATCGACCTCACCCAGGCGAATGATTCCGGCAACCACAAAATTCCAGGATGCAGTTTTGGATGATGTGATTTTTCACGATGGCGACCCTTTACTTGCCCGGCACATTGACAATGCAGTTGTAAAAACTGATAACTTAGGAAGCAGGATAGTGAAAGACAAACGATCATCACAAAGACGAATCGATGCGGCAGTGGCGGCAGTGCTCGCCTTCGATAGAGCCACATCAGGTAAGATTGAGGAAGAACTGATACCGAGGGTCTATGTATAAAGCAATCGCCGTAGCCGTTCTCCAAATTGGGGGAGCTGTTTCAATCACCGCAGGGGTAGCGGTAATTAATCCAGCAATCGGCGCAATCGTTGGCGGCATTTTGGCCGTTGCCTTTGGTGTAGCACTGGAGCGTACAAATGCTAAGTAATTTATTCGAAACAAGGGCCCTGTCCTTTCAATCGGTATTTGCCTCGGGCGATGCCTTTGAACTGAACACAAACGCCGGAACAATCGTCAACGAAAAAACGGTTTTTCAGGTCAACGCAATCTACTCGGCAATTAGCCTGATCAGCCAGACGATTGCAACCCTGCCGCTGGATTCATTTATCAGAATTAGCGATGACCGCAGACCATTCAGACCCAGGCCTAGCTGGGTTGAACAACCAGACGTAGATACAACCCGTTCGGCTTTTTACGGATCCGTTATCGTGAGCCTTCTGCTTGAAGGGAATGCATTCGTTAGAGTTTTTACAAACGCCCAGGGCGAAGTTGTAAACCTAACCGTCCTGAATCCCACAAAGGTAAACATCAAGCGGAACGGCATCGGCCGGGTCATGTTTGAAGTTGAAGGGGAAAACAAACTCCTCAGCTCTGAGGAAGTGGTATTCATTCCAGACGTTGTGAAGCCAGGGGACATCCGGGGCGTTTCAAGAATTGAAGCACTTAAGGAAAACTTCTCACTTGCCCAGGCACTCCAGGGATACAGCGCTAAGTTTTTTGGACAGGGAACCCAGACCAGCGGCGTTCTAAAATATCCCGGCAACCTAACGGGCGATCAGGCTAGGGCCCTGCAGGAAAACTTCGATTCACGGCACAGAGGATGGCGGGGAGCACACAAAACTGCGGTTCTTTCAGGCGGGGCAGAATATGAACCCACTTCAGTAGATCCGGAAAAGAGCCAGCTCCTCGAAGCAAGAAACCACGCAGTGGCAGACATCGCCAGAGCTTTCAACATTCCACCTCACCTCATGGGATTAGACATGGGCCAAAGTTA